TTTTCCTTTCTTTTTGCATGATTGCTTTAAAAATCATTCCCCGACCCTTCCCAGTACCTTTCCCAGGCAGATGACATCGCCGCCGGTGGTCTTATGGTAAGTCGGGGATTAAGCCGTTCAGTGTTGGAGCGCTGGGCGGTTTTACTTATGAGGCAATCCGATGTTCACGCATTTTTTTACTGATACGATATTGTTCAGCGTCTGGCACATCTATGAATTCTACGGTCTTATCATAATTTTCTTGAATGACTTTTTTGATTTCGTCAAGCGTCACATTAAAAAATTCTCTGCGCAAATTTACCATGTTAAGTTTTTTGTCTTCAAAAGCGTGATGTAATGCGGCTTCTAATGCCGGGGCATCATCCGAGAATATCATTGCATGAACATCAAACTTAAACGGAACAGAGGCATCACCAAGTTCATCAACACGTTCTTGCGGGTCGAGCCTTCGCGTCATACCGATTTTATATACATTTTCACCAAACGCTCCAATGTTTGAAATTACATAAACATATCCGGCTTTCATATTAGCTTGCCTATAATCAATATCGGAAAGAGCTTTATCAATATCAGATAATTTATTTTCCAATTCATTCTTTTTGCTTAACAAGTCTGGGTCGTTTGGTTTTTGCTCTAGCTGGGATACGATTTTTTCGTATGCTGTCTGATAATGTGTTTGCTCTTTTTCGATTTTCTTTTGTTGTTCTTCAAGTTCCCTCTGTATTTTTGCTTGTTCTCGCTGCTCTTCGCGAGCGGCTTTTGCAGCTTCTTTTTCTTCTTGCTTTTTTTGGCGATATTCAAAGGCCAAACGCAGTTCTTTGACTTTTGCATCCAAATATCTATGCGTAATAGAAATATTCATTATAGTTCCAAGTTTCGATATAGCTTCTGCGGATTTGTAAATTTTATTAAGGGATGCGTCAAAGTTAGTATATTTAACTTTGTTGATTATTTCATCGCATTCGGTGTTAAAGGCACGGAGAAGGAGTTTTTGAGTATCCGATACCATTTTCCTGCCCTTGCTTCTATTTCCGTCAACTGTCCAAGTGGTTGCGCCGGTAACGGCAGTTTTGTTTTTTATCAAATCTTTTTGAAGACTACGTATTTTAGCGAGTTCTTCTTTGTAATCCAGAGCGGAAGTAAAATCATATTGCGGTGTATATAATCCAAATTCTTGAACAAGGATTTCATCATCAAAAGTAATAATTTGCTTTTGTTTTTCCTTAATTTGATATTCTAATGCCGACGATTTAACGTTTAAATCATCAATTCTTTGAGTGATTAGAACTTCGTTTTTCTGCAAATTTTCGACATGCCTTTTTAAATCGATTGCATTTTGCATTTCAGGTGTCATCATTTGTTCGTATTTTTGAACATCGGAATTGAGTAGTTCTATTTGAATTTTCAATTTTTTTTCGTCCTTGGCTTTCAACATAAGCAAAATGATGCCAACAACAAGGGGAATTCCATATATAAACCAAAAAGCGAAAAGAATGCAAATAAGCCAAGTATTTAAATACCATTTTTGTTTCATAAGTATCCACCTCTTTCGTGCTTTTTTATTGAAGCAATCAAATTTATTTTATATCGCTCTGAAAAGCAATTGCCTTTCCCAGGACGTGTACCTCGTTAAGTTCTTCGTTTTGAAATATCAAATCCTCATAAACAGGATTCTCGGCTCTCAATATAAGAGTGGCCCGTTCCCTATAGTAAAAGAATCTTTTAAGGGTTGCTTCACTGTCATTGTTTACTACGACCGCTGCTATTTCGCCATTATTTACAATATCTTGTTTTCTGATAAAAACAATATCCCCATCGTAAATCCTGGCGTTTATCATACTATCTCCTTTTGCTTTCAAACAAAAATCGGCATCGATATCTGTTCCGGCCATGACATAGCTTTCTCTATCTTCATTTGCATATGTAGGTATACCGCAAGCTATTTCGCCGAGTAGAGGAAAACGTTTCAACTCTATCGGGTGTATATTCCCGATAGAAACTTCAGAAGTGTCTTCCCATCCCATTAAAAAGGCTTCTGACGTTCTTAGGAATTTGGCTATATCTGAAAGGAGGTTTGCGGGAACCTTTTCAATGTCTCCATTTTCATATCTAAAAATAGTAGACCTTGATACTCCTAGATGTTCCGCAAGTGTGTCAGCACTAATTCCTAATTCTTTTCTTCTTTCCTGCATTCTTGCACCCGTAATAGACATTTTATCACCTCCGATAACAAAAATATATCACAATTGATGCATGATTGCAACATTTATTTTTGCAAAAATGCGATTTTGGTATTGACATGGGAGAGTCTATGTTGTACTATATACTCATGAAGTCGCATTAATGCTACTTTTGGAGGTGATATTATGGTAGTAAATGTACAAAGACTTAGAGGTAAGATTGTTGAGAAATCCAATACGCAAGAGCTTGTTGCTGATGCAATGGGGATGAACCGCACGACTTTTTATCGTAAGATGAAAAACGGAGGCAATGGTTTCACAGTAGGAGATATTCATAAAATGATAACGTGTATACCTCTTACAAAAGAAGAAGCAATCGATATTTTTTTTAATCAATAAGTCGCATTAATGCAACAAATAAAAATGAAAGGCGGTGATAAAGACAAAAACTTGTCAAATTACCAACGTGGGGAGGTAAAAAATTGAGACTCGAAGAATGGCTGTCCGAAATCATCAGGAGCAGGGGGATAAACCTTTCCCAAATGTCGCGGTTGACGGGTGTCCCGTACATGGCCTTGTATGATAGCCTCATGAACCAATCCAGGGAGCGGGAGATAAAGGGTTGGGAACTGGTAAAGGTCTGCAAGTTTCTCGACATTGATTCGCGAGACTTCGCGAACAAGGAAACGGCGTAAGGAGGTGAGGAAAATTATTTACGGAATACTGGCTATATTCATTTTAACAACGATGATTCAGAGTATTGTATTTGTCAAGTGTGTGAAATTGAAGAAGGAGCTGGATGATTATGATTACGAACGAAGGAAAAGATATGACAAGAGCGGGAAGGGGTGAGCGGGAAAGAAAAGTCCCCCGCGAATAAAATCCGAGGGGGACGATGTTGTTGCTTAGTCGTCAGAAGAGGAAAGATACGCGTCTATAAAATCTTCCAAGGGCTTTTCCTTTTTAGCCAGATAGGATTTTATAGAATTCACGAGCTGGTAAAGCGTGCCTTGTGGGCAAGAAAGTTTGGTAGTGTTATCATTACCATCTTGAACATAAACGCTGTATCCACGTAGCCGCGTGTCGTCTCGTCCGGACTGTGAAATCTCAAACACGATAAATACGGTTACGGCATGGCGAATATGGGCGTAGTAGGAGTCTTCGAAAACAATTTGGTGGAATTCGTGACTGCGAAATATATCGGCGACATCGGAGTCCGAATCAGGGTCGAGTGTTTCGTACTCATAGGCGCATTTCCAGTCGATTTTTGAATGGATTGTCTCGGTTGAAAGTTTTTCGACAAATTTTTGAACTTTACTGGTATCCATGTTATATCTCTCCTTCGATATTATTTTTTAATGCGGTGAGGCATTCTGCAATGGTAAGCCAATTTATGGGATGGGCTTTCAGGTGCTTTCTTGCATTCGCGATACTGCGATTTGTGTTACGGGAAAGGTGAGTGTACTTGGTTTCTATGTCCGTAAGATGTAACAGTATGCTTGGTTTCAAGGTTCTTCCAGAATCGGATTCATATAAGCAGTCCTTTTCTATTGAGTTTATATAGCCATCCAGCTTGCTAATGATTTCCAAGCGATGAGCGTGAAGATTTTCCGCCTCGCGAAGTTGTGAAACCTTCTCTTTGACCTTACTGGCTGTAAAAAAAGTGGCCAAGGTAAGGAATAAACCGAGCACGCTAGCAAGCAAACCAATATATTCTAAAGCGGGACACATGAACACCACCCTTTCTGGTTTTTAATGAAATTTTACCATGCTGATAAAGGGATTATAACACGAAGAGAAAACAATTACCAGATGGCTTTGTTATTTGTGGATAGGGAAGTATGAGGAGGTGAGGAACGATGAAAGAGAACATGCAGCGCGTGGAAATCAACCAGAACGGCGACGCACAGCGCGAGGCCAGCAGGAATAGGCTTGCCGCATATGTTGAGCAGGTGAAGGCGAAGAGGAAAGGAGAAGGGAAATGATAAGAACGGGTTCGTGGGAGAACGAGAGAATTGCCAGGGTCGTGGAGCGGTACCGCTACCACGATAGCATGACGGGGGCGGCCAACCCCGTGGTTGCGGACACGGCCAGGGGGATGCGTGATATCGGTTTGTTGGAAATGTGGGCGTTGACGCAGACGAGGGAATAATAGGGAGGATTTCAGGTTATGGGTAATGGTGAGGTGTTATATGTGGAGTCAATCCGGGGATACAACTATATGAGTCCGAAGCAAATCGCGAAGGAGTTCGAGCATTGTGTCCCCACGGTACGCAAAAGAATCGGCGAGATCCAGGAGGAAATTAGGCGGGGGCGTTACATCCCCCAGGCCGTTTTAACGGGTGCCGATACACGTGTCAACGTGTACGTGTGGATTGACTACATGGCGTGGAGGACGCAGCTGATGGAGAAAAATCTTCGCAAGACTGTACCGCCGTTCACTCCCGAGGTGGCCAGAAGCATCGCGGGGACGTGCGGGTATTTCCAGAAGCCCGTCACGGTCGACGAGGCACTGCTCCAGGAACACCGGGAGCGGTCGATGGAAATCATGCTGAACGCCATGAGAGGGGGCGCGGCGTAAGACGCACGGTGAAAGGACAAGGATTGTCATGGGTAAAAACGAGCTGATGGGATATCAGGATTTGAAAGACACAATTAGAATCCGTCTGAACAACGCGGCGGAGGATTTCTTCGTGGTGGGCTACCTGCTCCGGCAGGTAAGCGAAAGCGGGATGTTCGCGCAGGACGGTTACAAGAACATATGGGAGTTCGCGAAAGGGGAGTACGGCCTTAGCACTTCCAGCGCAAGCCGCTTCATGGCCATTAACGCCCGCTTTTCCGTGGACGGGGGCGAGACCATGGCCGAGCGGTATATCGGGATGGGCGTGAGCAAGCTGCAGGAAATGCTCGGGCTTCCGGACGAGGAGCTGGAGAGGGTGACGCGGGAGACGACCGTCAGGGAAATAAGGGAAATGAAGCGGAAGCAGGAGGAACCGCTGTCCTTCTTCGGCGTGCCGAAAACCGAGAGGGAGGAGCACTCCTACACGTACACGCCCGGATGCGGTGACGGGAAGCACAGCTGTTTCCTTTGCGTCCATCCTTGCGCCATACGGCAGGAGGAACGGCAATGCAGGACGGCGGCCTGCGGGAACCCGTTCCCGTGTTCCCGGCTCAATAATGAAGAGTGGAAGAAATACATGGAACATAGCCTCCATAAGGACTTGTGCCAGCTACTACACCATGAGCTGGCGCCGGTAACGTCGGGAAGCAACGAGCCGGATCCGTGCTGCCTCCAATGTGACATTACATATTGCTACAGCCGTTGCGACATCGCAAAGGAGCAGGACAAGGAAAAGGAAAGGCAGCGGAGAAGGGAGCAGAGGCAACGCCAGAAAGAGGAGGAGGCCGGCAGACCGGACATGACGCAGGAGGAAGTCGAGGAACTTTATTCTTGGCTTTGCATCAAGGTGGGCGACGAACTTACGGCGGCATATTTCAGCGAGAAGTATGGCAAGTTTCACCGTGGGGACGGCAGATTCAGCAGCGAGCCGAGAGGCGTGCGGACAACCCACGGAAGCAAGGTGATGACCTGGGGATGGCTGGTGAAACAGTTCAAGGAAATACAGCGACGGAAAGCGGAAGGACTGCAAAATGAACCAGGCGAGGCACAAATCATGACGGAGTTTTACGAGGCCGAGGTTTACCCCAGCATAAGGAACGTGATCAGCGGGCGTGACAAGAAGGCCGCCACGAAAATATTCAAGGAGGAATACGGTCGTTCGTACACGAACGGCATGCTGAAATGTGGGGTTCCGTATTATTGCTATCCGGACAAGATTACCTTCAAGCTTAAGACGGAACAAATCCAAATCATGTGGGGAAAGTTCGTGACGAGGCTTTTCCGGCTTCTGGATCAGGTGTCGGCGATTGAAGGGGACGCGCTTGCCCTCGACGCGAAAGCGGCTCGCCCTGAAGAACCGGAGGAAGGGGATGTCATCGACGTGGACTTCCATGAGGTCGAGGACGGTGACGGACCGAAGCCTGACATCGGGGAATCGGAAACCGGGACAGAAACCGGGACGGGCGACAAGGACGACGAGGATGACGATGAGGCTGATGTCGACCCGGAAGAGTACGACCTTTCTGATATAAAAGGGCTTTTAAGGACGAACGAGAGGATGCTGGCGGAATACAAGGATGTCGGTGGATGCCCGCCGAACCTGCTTAAGAAGCAGAGAATCCTGGTGGACGCGCTGTCCGTCCTCGTCAAGAAAATGGAGGAAATGGAAGAGGAATGATAGGGATAGAAAGATGCAGGGTTTGCGGGGAGAGCGTTGGTCACGGGGAAACACGGGGCGATGTCTGCTTGGAATGCCGGGTCAGCATCGTGCAGGAAGGGTTCCGGCGGCGCAGGGAAGTGGAGGTCGGGAAAATCATGAGAAGTCCGTTGTATTACCTGAAAAAGAAAATCGAGCTGGGGCGGGACAAAAAGGCGGTACTGCTGTACGACCTGCGGGCAATCAACCAGGAAAGTGACCAATGTCGTAAAAGAAACGGAGGAGGACGAAATGGAAAGTATCAAAATCAACAAGCTTGAAATCGAAAACGTGAAGAGAATCAAGGCGGTCAAGATCGAGCCGACCGCGAACGGCCTGACGGTCGTGGGAGGGAACAACAACCAGGGCAAGACATCCGTCCTGGACGCCATCGCGTGGGCGTTGGGCGGGGAGAAGTACCGCCCATCCGATGCGCAACGGCAAGGCTCCGTGATTCCGCCGAACCTGCATGTCGTCATGAGCAACGGGCTCGTGGTTGACCGCAAGGGAAAGAACAGCAGCCTGACCGTGACGGATTCGAACGGGGAAAAGGGTGGCCAGCAAATTTTGAACGAGTTCGTGGAACAGTTGGCCATCGACTTGCCACGCTTCATGGAATCCAGCAACAAGGAAAAGGCGAACACGCTTTTAAAGGTTATCGGCATCGGCGACCAGCTGGCGGAACTGGAAAGGCAGGAGGCTGACCTGTACGCCGACCGTCTGGCCGTCGGCCGGATTGCCGACCAGAAGGACAAGTACGCGAAGGAACAGCCGTATTTCCCGGACGCGCCCAACGAGCTGGTTTCCGCGTCGGAATTAATCAGGCAACAGCAGGAAATCCTGGCGAGGAACGGGGAGAACCAGAGGAAGCGGGCGGACACGCTCCGCCTGCAAGGGGAAAGGGACCGGCTGCAAGAAAAAGTAACATCCTTGCAGGAGGAACTGGACAAGTACCAGGCACGGCTCGCCCAGGCCGAGCAGGACGTGGCAATCGCGGTTAAATCCGTGAAAGACCTGGAGGACGAATCGACGACGGAGCTGGAGCAGAACATCGAGCAGATCGAGGAAATCAACCGGAAGGTGCGGGCGAACATGGACAAGGACAAGGCGGAGGATGACGCGCGGGAGTACAAGGAGCAGTACGCGGCATACACGAGAGAAATCGAGGATGTCAGGAAGAAAAAGGCGAAGCTTTTGCAATCCCACGAGTTGCCGCTGCCGGGACTGTCCGTGGATGACGGCGAGCTGGTGTACAACGGCCAGAAGTGGGACAACATGTCCGGCTCGGATCGATTGAAGGTCTCCACGGCCATCGTGCGCAAGCTGAACCCGAAGTGCGGGTTCGTCCTGCTGGACAAGCTGGAGCAGATGGATCTGGACACCCTGAACGAGTTCGGGGAGTGGCTGGAACGGGAAGGGCTGCAGGCCATCGCCACGCGGGTGAGCACCGGCGGGGAGTGCAGCATCATCATCGATGACGGGTACGTGGTAGAGCGGGAGCATGAGGCGGAAACCGTGGAAGCCCCGAAATGGAAGGCGGGTGAATTCTGATGGAAATAACGAGAGGAAAGATAGCGGGGGCGAAGAAAACCGTGATTTATGGTCCCGAAGGAATAGGGAAGTCCACTTTCGCGGCCAAATTTCCAGACCCCGTGTTCATAGACACGGAAGGTAGCACGAAGGAAATGGACGTGGCGAGGCTGCCGCGTCCCACGTCATGGACGATGCTTTTGGAGGAAATTGATTATGTCAAGAACAACCCGGGCGAGTGCGGGACGCTGGTCATTGACACGGTCGACTGGGCGGAACAGATGTGTGTAGAACAGATTTGTGACAAGCACCATAAGTCGGGCATCGAGGAGTTCGGATACGGGACGGGATACGTGTACGTCAGGGAGGAATTCGGGCGATTCTTGAACACGCTGGAGGATGTCGTTGAAAAGGGTGTAAACGTCGTGCTGACGGCACATTCGCAGATGAGGAAGTTCGAGCAGCCGGATGAAATGGGTGCGTATGACCGATACGAGCTGAAGCTTGGCAAGAAAACGTCCTCCCAGACGTCGCCGCTCGTAAAGGAGTGGGCGGACATGCTGCTCTTTGCAAATTATAAGACATACTCCGTGGCCGTTGACGACAAGGGGAAAAAGCACAAGGCCCAGGGCGGAAGGCGCGTCATGTATACGCAGCACCATCCGTGTTGGGACGCGAAGAATCGTTACGGGTTGGCCGATGAGATTCCGTTTGAGTACGTGGAGATTGCGCACATATTCGAACCACAAGCATCATCCCGTCCAGAAATGGAAACGGGAGCCGCGCGACCGGCGACCATGAACACGACGGAACGGCCGGTTACGGTTGCAACAAGTCCGGCGGGCAAATCAATCGCCACGCATGCGGAAAAAACGTCCGACAAACGGAATGTAAATGAAAAAGAAGAGAAAGAACGAAAGGCCATGGCGAGCTTCGTAGACGTTCCGGATGGCGTGCCGGAGCAGATGGAGTTCATCACGTCGGACGGGCGTGTCGGAGAGCCGACGACTCCGAAAGCGGATGCGCGGGCAAGGTCTGACACGGGGGCAAAAGCATCGCCAAAGATTCCGTCGATGTTCGAGCTAAGTGACAAGATTCCGAAAGCGTTGAGGGACTTGATGGAAGTTCAGTTCGTGTCCGAGGAGGAATTGATGGAGGCGGTATGGAGCAGGCATGTGTTCCCGCGAGGAACCCCGTTCGAAAACCTTCCAAAGGATTATGTGGACGGAGTGCTAATAGCGGCTTGGCCGCAGGTCATGGGCATCATAACCGACATGAGGAAAAATTATAAAGTGCCGTTTGATTAAAAAACGTGCAAGCAGGAAAGGCGACAAATAAATTCAATATAAAGGAGATTGGCAGATGGAAGATACGAGAGGAAAGGAATTGGGATGGGACGACGAGGTAGCAAAAGGCGAGGAATACATCATATTGCCGGAGGGGGATTACGACTTCGTAATTGAGAGCTTTGAGCGCGGCAGATTCGAGGGAAGCGACAAGATAGCGCCATGTAACAAGGCCATCTTAAAGTTACGAGTAGACGCGCCGCAAGGATCCACGACGTTAACGGAGAATCTTTTATTGTCCAGCAAGATGGAGTGGAGGCTGGCAGAGTTCTGGTGCGCCCTCGGCGTGCCGGAAATAAATGGGCATTTCAAGCCGAATTGGCCGATTGTACCGCAGGCGACGGGACGCGTCACATTGGAAGTTACCACGGACAGAAAGGATTCGACAAAGAAGTACAACCATGTAAAGAAATGGCTGCCAAAGCAACTCAAAACGTACAAGGCAGGTGAATTTTGATGGAACTTAGGCCTTACCAGCAGGAAGCGGAAAACTCCATATTCAATGAATGGGAAAGGGGCGTGAAAAAGACGCTCCTGGTACTTCCGACCGGATGCGGGAAAACAATCGTGTTCGCCAAGGTGGCGGAGCAATGTGTCAGGAATGGCGACAGGGTGTTAATACTGGCGCATCGGGGAGAACTGTTGGAGCAGGCGGCCGACAAGATAGCGAAAACGACCGGGCTCGGGTGCGCGACGGAAAAGGCCGAGGAGTCCTGCAAGGGGAGCTGGTTCCGCATCGTGGTCGGCTCCGTGCAGACGATGATGCGGGAGAAACGGCTGAACCGTTTTTCGGAAGATTATTTCCAGACCATCATCATCGACGAGGCCCACCATTCGACGAGCGACAGTTACCGACGCGTACTGTCCCATTTTCCGGAAACGAAGGTTTTGGGCGTGACGGCGACGCCGGACCGGGGCGACATGCAGAACCTGGGGAGCGTGTTCGAGAGCCTGGCTTACGAGTACACCCTGCCGAAGGCAATCCGGGAAGGGTACCTTTCCCCAATCAAGGCCGTCACGATTCCGTTGAAGGTGGACTTGTCGGGAGTGGGGACGCAGGGCGGCGACTTCAAGACGGGCGACCTCGGCACGGCGTTGGACCCGTACCTATACGATATCGCGGAAGAAATGAAAAAATACTGCATGGACAGGAAGACGGTGGTGTTTTTGCCGCTCGTGAAGACGAGCCAGAAGTTCCAGGGCATTTTGAATGAGAACGGGTTCAGGGCGGCCGAGGTCAACGGGGAAAGCCAGGATCGTGCGGAGGTCTTGTGGGCTTTCCAGGAGGGACGCTACAACGTGCTTTGCAACTCGATGTTGCTGACGGAAGGGTGGGACTGCCCGGACGTGGACTGCATCGTCGTCCTGCGGCCGACAAAGGTGCGAAGCCTGTACTGCCAGATGGTCGGGCGCGGGACGCGGCTGGCTCCGGGGAAGGAACACTTGTTGTTACTGGATTTCTTGTGGCACACGGAACGGCACGAGCTGTGCCATCCGGCACACCTTATCTGCGAGAGCGAGGAAGTCGCGCGGAAGATGACGGAGAACCTGGAAAAGGATGCGGGATGCCCGCTTAACATCGTGGAGGCGGAGAACACGGCCTCGGAGGACGTGGTGGCACAACGGGAGGCGTCCCTGGCGCAAAAGCTGGCGGAAATGAGAACCCGGAAGAAGAGGCTGGTGGATCCATTGCTGTTTGAAATGAGCATCCAGGCGGAAGATCTGTCGGGATACGTACCGGCCTTCGGGTGGGAAATGGCGCCGCCCTCCGACGGACAGATACGGGCGTTGGAAAAGCTGGGAATCCTGCCGGACGAGATCGAGAACGCGGGCAAGGCATCCAAGCTGTTGAACCGCCTGAACATGCGCAGGGAAGAGGGGCTTACGACCCCGAAGCAGATACGTTGCCTAGAGCGGTATGGTTTTCAGCACGTGGGGACGTGGCAGTTTGAACAAGCGAAGAAGCTGATAGACAGAGTAGCGGCGAATGGATGGAGGGTGCCGCGCGACATAAGTCCAGCCGAATATAAACCGGAATAACGATAGGAGCATGACAGATGGAGCAGCGAACGGACATCAGGGAAATATTGAAGAATATCAATCCGGCCGAACTGGACTACCAGGAATGGTGTTCCGTCGGGATGGCACTGAAACATGAGGGATATTCCGCCTCGGATTGGGACGAGTGGAGCAGGCAGGATGCCGCGAGGTACCATGCGGGTGAGTGCTTCAAGAAATGGAACGGTTTCCATGGAAACGCCACCCCCGTCACGGGCGGGACCATCGTGCAAATCGCGATGGAGCACGGGTGGAGTCCCGGCGGCCACGACGGTATCGGAAAAGCGTTGGGGTGGGACGAGGAAGTCAGCGCGGGGGGTGTCGTCGTGGACAGCGGATGGATAGAAGGAAGGGAGACGCACGAGCCGAAGGACTGGGATCCGGCGGGGCAAATCATCCAATATCTTGAAACGTTGTTCGAGGCGGGTGAAAATGTCGGGTACGTAACGGAAAGCTGGAAAAAGACGAATGACGATGGCGTGACAAAATGGGTTCCCAAGAAGGGGAACTACGACCGAACCGCTGGACAACTTATAGAGGAATTAAACAAGAACCGCGACGACATCGGCGCGGTTTTGGGTGACTATAATTCGGAGGCGGGAGCCTGGATAAGGTTTAACCCGTTGGATGGAAGAGACTGCAAGAATGAAAACGTGACGGAGTTTCGGTACGCGCTGGTGGAGTCGGACAGCATGGAGATTGAGAAGCAGAACGCGATCATCCGCGAACTGGAGTTGCCGGTGGCGTGCCTCGTGCATAGCGGGAACAAGAGCCTGCACGCGATTGTCAGGGTGGAGGCGGCCGATTACGCGGAGTATAGGAATCGCGTGGATTATTTATATGAGATTTGCAAGAAGAACGGGATGAACGTGGACACGCAGAACAAGAACCCGTCCAGGCTGTCCAGGATGCCGGGTGTCGAGCGGAACGGGAAGAAGCAGTACATCGTTGACACGGACATCGGCAAGGGGTCGTGGAACGAATGGTACGAGTGGATTGAGAGCGTGAACGACAACCTGCCGGAGCCGGAAAGCCTGGAAAACGTGTGGGACGACCTGCCGGAACTGTCGCCCTGCCTGATCGATAACGTGCTGCGCAAAGGACACAAGATGCTGATAGCGGGGCCGTCCAAGGCGGGGAAGTCCTTTTTGCAGATTGAACTGTGCATCGCCATCGCGGAAGGGACGAAGTGGCTTGGATGGCGGTGCACCCAGGGAAAGGTGTTGTACGTGAACCTGGAGCTTGACCGAGCGAGTTGCCTGCACCGCTTCAAGGACGTGTATGACGCCATGGGGATTCCGGCGGGGAACCTGGCCAACATCGACATATGGAACCTGCGGGGGAAGGCCGTGCCGATGGACAAGCTCGCCCCGAAGCTGATACGGCGGGCAATGAAAAAGAATTACGAGGCGGTCATCATCGATCCCATTTACAAGGTCATTACCGGCGACGAGAACAGCGCGGACCAAATGTCGAATTTCTGCAACCAGTTTGACAAGGTGTGCACGGAGCTGGGGTGCGCGGTCATTTATTGCCACCATCATTCCAAGGGCGCGCAAGGGGCGAAGCGGGCCATGGATAGGGCTTCCGGCTCCGGCGTGTTCTCCCGGGATCCCGACGCGCTGTTAGACTTGATCGGGCTGGAGCTGACGGACGAACTGTTGCGCCAGGAAGAGAACAAGGCCGGGTGCGCGGCATGCAAGAGGATGCTGGAACGGTATGGGTACGGGGAAAAGGCTGACGAGGATCTTGGCCAGGATGACTATTTCAGCGGAACGCAAATGGTTCAGTATTGCCGGAAGGTGATGCGTGACAAGGAGTTTGACGAACTGACAGATGAAATCGACAAGGCGTACAAGAAGGTCAGACAGCGCACGGCGTGGCGCATAGAGGGGACGCTAAGGGAGTTCCCGAAGTTTGAGCCGATTAACATGTGGTTCGACTACCCCGTCCACCGGGAGGACGAGTCCGGGGCGTTGAAGGACATCCAGACGGAGGCGGAACAACCGCCGTGGCAAAAGAAGGGAAAGCCGAAGAGTCCCGCGGAGAAGAAAAAGGAAAATCTGGAGAAGCTGAAAGAGGCGTTCGAGCAAAGCGACATGGACGGCACCGGGAAAGTGAAAATGTCCGACATAGGCGAGTACATGAACATAACCGTCAACACGGTGAAAAAATACGTGGACGAATCGAAGGAATTCAGGCGGGACAACGGAATGGTGTCAAGGTGTCAAAAATGAAAATTGACACTTGACGGTCGGAGGTGTCAAAGTGTCAAAATGGTAATTTGACACCTTGACGGGGGTGTCAAAAAGGGGTGTCAAGGTGTCAAAACGTCATTTGACAGTGGTGTCAAAAAGGGTGTCAAGGTGTCAAAACGTCATTTGACAGTGGTGTCAAAAAGGGTGTCAAGGTGTCAAAACAGTGATTTGACAGCTGATAGTGAGGTGTCAAAAAATGGGGTGTCAAATACCCCTCTAAAGAGGGGGTATTTGACACACACCCAATTTTGACGCCACACCTTTGGGCCGGGGGGTGATAGGAGGGATTGACAGGTGGAGCTGACAAAGAGGAACGAACATGAAAGAGCGGAAGGGAGCGGATTATGATGGCGACTGAATTCTTCATGCCGATGGAACCGCCGACATGCACGCACCAGGAAAAGCGGGTGCATGTGGGGAAGGACAAGAAGCCGGTCTTTTACGAGCCGCAGGAACTGAGGAACGCCAGGGCAAAACTGGAGGCGCACCTGGCACGGCACAAGCCGGACAAGAAATGCGAGGGCGCGGTCGAGCTGGTGGCGACGTGGTGTTTTCCCAAGGGCAGGCACGGGGACGGCGAGTACCGAACTTCGAGACCGGATACCGACAACCTGCAGAAGCTCCTGAAAGACTGCATGACGCGCGTTGGTTTCTGGAACGATGACGCGCAAGTGTGCAGGGAAATCACGGAGAAGTTCTGGGCGGAGAGACCCGGCATATACATCCGGGTCACGGAACTATGATGGGTTTCCGTGAGGCCGCCAGATTGTTCGCCGATTGCTGGGGGCTGTATAAAAAATATTTCGGGACGGACATGACGGACGTTGACTGGGATCGTCTTTGCAACGTGGAAGTGTATAGGCTGTGGGAGAAGTACCGAAGGGAGAAGTTCGCCAAGGAGCTCGTTCTTGACGTGGTGGACGAGATTGGGAAAATGCAGGGGTATAAAGAGGCGAGGAGGAAAGGTAATGGACGATAATAATGTGGATTTCGAGAGGGACAACACGAAATTTGTTGGACGCCGCCATGGCGCACAAGGGGCCGGTGCTACTGTCGGGGTATGACAACGATTCGTACAACGACCGACTGAAGGGATGGCACCGAGAAGAAACCGTGTGTTATTCGCAAACATGCAGCAAGAAGAGGGAAATATTGTGGATGAATTTTGAGCCGGTGAAGCAGATGGGATTATTTGATTAAATAAAACAGAAAGGAGCCAGCCTCCGGCCGGGGCAAGGGTATACCGGGCTTCTTGGGAAAGATGAAAGATGTTTATAAGAGTAAAGTTTATACGGAAAGGCCGGCTTATGCGGATTTTGACGCGCCGGCGAAGTTCACGGCAATCCAGAGCATTGTCGCGAAACGGATAAGGGAGCACCCGAAGGTTATCTGTTCCTATTCCGGCGGGGCGGACAGCGACATCATGATTGACATCATAGAAAGAACAAGGGAGCTTTTCGGATTTCCGCCAATTAAATATTGCTTCTTCAACACCGGCCTGGAAATGAAAGCGATTAAAGACCACGTAAAGGCCACGGAAAAGAAGTACGGGGTGGAAATTGAGGAGGTCAGGCCAAAGGTAGGCATCGTGCGGGCGGTCAGGGAACACGGCATCCCGTTCGTGTCAAAGATAATGTCCGCGGGGCTTGAAGGGTGGCAGAAGAAAAATATCCCGCTAAGCATTGCGGAGGAATACGAGAACGCCCCGGACAAGGCCGAAAAGCGGAAGGAACTGAAAGAACGGTATCCAGGTTGCGAGACCACCATCAACTTCTTGTGTTGCTGCAATTCCGCCGGGGAGCCGCGACCGAACATCCAGCTGGTGATTAACTCGTCAAAATATATGCTGGATTTCATAAAGGAGTACCCACCGGATTTCCGAATTAGCGCTAAATGTTGTGACTATTGCAAGAAGCAGGTCGCGCACGACGTGCAAAAAGACTTTGACATGGTAATCACCGGCGAACGCAGGGACGAGGGCGGCATGAGGTCGGTTCCGCGCAAGGACAATACCGCGCTGTGCTTCACGCAGACAAGCAGCGGACAGTACCGTTTGCGTCCGCTGTACTACGTTACAGATAAGGACAAGGCGTGGTACAAGGAGCATTACAATATCAGGTATTCCGACGCTTACGAGGTTTACGGCCTGACAAGGACGGGGTGCTGTGGCTGCCCGATATCGCACAAGGCCGTGAGAGACCTGGAGAAAATCCGACCGTATGAACCAAACGTGGTAAAGGCCGCGTGGAACGTATTCGGAAGGAGTTACGAGTACCGTAAAAAATATAACGAGTATAAGGACGGTCGGCTTACCGCCGAGCGTGAGGCAAGGAAAAACGTAAGCGGACAAATGAGTTTTCTTGATTTTCCGGAGGTGCTACCATGAGTAACCAGAACAAGAAGAGCGACCGCGAGCTGGCCGCAGAAATGAGCGTGGCGGGGATGAACATGAAAGAAGTCAGTGCGTCCCTGGGAATTCCGTACAGTACCGTTTACGGGTGGCTGCGGGCAAGTAAGCCAGGTGGAAATGGCTCGAACGCCGACCGCCATCTGTGCAGGACGTGCATGTATCGGGCGGGAAGTTACGAGAGGAATGCCGATGGTGTGAATTGCAATTATTGCGACATCGTGAAGCATAGTCGTGGATGCAAGCCAGAAGAGTGCACGGTCTACGTAAGGGGGCCGATGGCGAGGCGAAGGAAGAGGGGAAGGAGAGGCGAGGTATGAGGGAATCGTTGATTATAGACTGCTTTGCTGGCGGCGGAGGGGCAAGCGTCGGAATTGAAATGGCGTTAGGCCGCCAGGTGGACATCGCCATCAACCACGACCCGGATGCCATCCTGATGCACAAGACAAACCACCCGGACACGCTGCATTTGACGGAGGACATTTTCAAGGCCGATTTGAAGAAGTATGTGAAAGGCCGACACGTGGCGTTGATGTGGGCATCGCCCGATTGTACGAGCCACAGCAAGGCCAAGGGTGGGCAGCCGAGAAAAAGGGGACTGCGTATCCTTCCGTGGGCGGTGTACAAGCACGCAAGGACGTTATTGCCGGATGTCATCATCATGGAGAACGTGGAGGAAATCCAGCAATGGGGGCCGCTGGATGAAAACGGCCACCCGATTCCAGAGCGCAGGGGCGAGGACTACAAGAAGTTTATCACGGCCATGAAGTCGCTGGGATACGTGTTCGACAGCCGGGAGCTGGTCGCGGCGGACTACGGCGCACCCACGACGCGCAAACGCTGGTACGCGATATTCCGGCGGGACGGCAGGGACATCGTCTGGCCGGTACAAACGCACGGCAAGGGCGGGGCGGGAGGCCTGAAACCGTGGGAGCCGATTTACAAGCACCTGGACTTGTGGGACTTGGGGAAATCCATCTTCGGGCGAAAGAAACCGCTGGCCGAGAACACGATGAAGCGGATTGCGAGGGGGCTGGAAAAGTTCGTGTTCAACAACCCGCAGCCGTTCATCATGAAATGTTATGGCGGAAATTACAAGGGAGCGGGAACGGGCGTGGACGAGCCGTTGCATACAATAACGACGGTTGACCATAACGCGTTGGTTTCGCCAGTCCTATCGCCGTACATGTTCCGCAACAATACGGGAGCACTGGGGAGCGACATCAATGAGCCGATTCTGACAATCACGACCGGCGGCCACCACGGGGTAATCAGCCCCTTACTGATACAGTACCATTCCGAGACCACGGACGGCGGTGTCAGGGGACAGGAGGTCGATAAGCCGGTACAGACCATCGATACGAGCAACCGTTACGGCCTGGTGGTGTCGTACATGACCAAGTTTTACAAGAGCGGCGAGGGGCAAGTCCTAACCGAGCCGATACATACCATCACGACGTCTCCCGGGCATTTCGGGACGGTTTCCATCCTGGCCGTGGACTGGGAGGAGCTTCGCGCCGCCGGTATCGATGACGAGACGGCGAGGAAATGCACATGGGTGAGCCAGTTTATCATGGAGTATTACGGGAGCGGGTGCGGGCAGGGGCTGGACGAGCCGTTACGTACCGTGGTGACAAGGGATAGGTTCGCGCTGGTCACGGTCCTGGGGAGCGAGTACGTGATACTTGACATTTTCTTGCGGATGTTAAGGCCGGAAGAACTGAAACTGGGGCAGGGGTTTCCCAGGGACTACGTGATTGACCGCGACTACATGGGGCATCCCTACCCGGCCAGCAAGCAGGTGGCGCGGATTGGTAACAGCGTGGTGCCAATCATGGCCGAGAAGCTGGTGGCGGCAAACTGCGGGTACTTGAAGGTTGGGGAACGGCAACCGATTATTCAGGTCAAGGATTTCAAAGCAGAAAAGAGCGGGCAGATGCGGTTCGCGTGAAAGGAGAAGGTCATGACGGAAAGGAAATTGTCAGAGGAACTAAAGTATTGTCTGGGAAAAAAGCATTGCGGGGAATGCCGACACTATGAAGAAGACACGGCCCTGACTTGCCCCGAATTACTGCAAAAGGCCTATGAAGTGATTAAGGGGTATGAGGACTTGGAGGAACAAGGACGGCTCTTGGTGATGGCGTACGAAGTGAAGAAATGCCGAATCGCAAAATGCCCAGAGCGCGAGTGCGCTTGTCAAAAGGCAAGAGAGTATAGCGTCCAAGAAGTATGGATTCGTCCAGAATTATTTGGAGACGGATTTTATCGGACAGAAGAAGAGGCGGAGCAGGCATTGGCAGAAATGGAGGAAGGAGCTTATGTTTGAAGAGGTACAAAGTATTCGTTTAAATGCGAGTGTGGAAAAGAATTCGAGGTTAACGGGTATTGGTATAACCAGCTCGTTATGCACCACTACCTTGATTGCAAGTACGTCCTGCATCGTTTGGTGCATCACCAGGATAGGATTACAAGGAAGAATGTGAGGCGGATTTTAATGGATACCCTGATATGGATTCCTCTGGTCTTACTACAGATAGTTTGCTGGCCATATGAAATAGTGTGGAGAATTTGCTGTGGGTGTTGGGAGGTGAAGAAATGACGGAGAATGAAGTAATTGAAAAATTAAGTGGTTTGCGTTACAAAATTCGGCACGATTCATTTTGCAATAAAGTGTATAGTTCAGAGCTTGAAGCATTGGTTATCGCAGAGAAAGCATTGGAAGCACTTGAAAAGGTAAAGCGGTACCAGGAAATCGGCACAATTGAAGAGTGCCGCGAGGCAATGGAGAAGCAGAGAGGGAAGAAAGAGGTCTTGGAATCATATTGCGGGTTCGATAGCTATGAATGCCCCGTTTGTGGGGCGGATGTGAATTGCAGAAACAAATACTGCCATAGATGTGGTCAAAAGTTGGAGGTGCAATCATGACAAGAGAAGGAGCGTTAAGGCTGGCAAGGCCGATACTGTTCAATACGGACATGGTACGGGCGATACTGGATAGGAGGAAGAAGGTCACGCGGCGGGTGGTAAAATACAAGTATTGCAACACCGAAATGAAGATGAGAACGGATAAATACGGAACCCGGCTGATAGAGATTCAGAAAGACGTCGAGGGGGAGACGTATGGGAAAAATCCGAACGGCGGTACCTGGCATAGGGTATTGCCATACATAGAAAAGAATCCACCATACAAATACAATGATGTCCTATATGTCCGGGAGACGTGGTGTCAAGTGGCGGCTAACATATTCTGGTACAAGGCGGATTCTAAAATTCAAAATATTTTGTGGCACCCTTCTATCCACATGCCGAAAGACGCGGCCAGAATCTTCCTGCGGGTGACGGGCGTGAAGGAGGAACGCTTGCAGGAAATCACCGACGAACAAGCGGAAAAAGAGGGATGCAGTGATTACACGTCCACCGCGTTAGGTTTTTCCGATGTATGGGACTCCACCATCAAGAAGAGCGACATTGACAAGTATGGGTGGAAAGCGAATCCTTGGGTGTGGGTGATAGGGTTCGAAGTGATTGAAGTGGGGTAGATTGAGGAAAGGGGGAAATCATGGATAAAAGACCAAGTGAGACTATATCGGGGTTTTTGAATTTTCTTGAAACATCCGACCAGGAGTATGGTGCCGCTTATGCAGACGTTGGACGGGAGGACAGCAAGGTGCAGACATTCCTGCATGACATTGAGTTTGCCCAGAACAAGAACGAGAGAAACAAGATTTGCACGAAACTTCAACTTAGTCGTAAGGCGAGAAGAAAGGCGAAGGATAGGGCGATGTTATACGAGAACGTGCATAAGTTTTATGCGGATAAGCAGAACCAAAACTTCCTAAAGGCGTTGAGGCGGCTTCTGAACGAGCAGACAAGCGAGGAAAAGTATCTGTTCGGAAAAAGGGAGTTTAAGAACCGGGTGGAGTAGGCGGTTGTATATGATTTGTTTGATGAAAGGGGGGCGGAGCGGGTGGACAAGGCGATTTTGATAGAGTACGCGGACATAAGGGAAGAGGTCAAGGATTTGCGACGTCGCATTGAAATGAACCGTCGGGAGATAGAAAAGCTGCAAAAGACGACGGTGGTGGATTCGGTCGCCTGCGGAAAGAAAGGGAAGAAGCCGCTTCGAACGGCGAAGGTGGAGGGGCGGCCGGTCGCGGCGATATCCAGGAAGGAGCAGGCGTTGGAAAGAAAGGTGGCTCTTCTCGGAAAGGCGGAGGCGAAGCTTCTGGAGAAGCAGAACGAGGCCGAGGAGTACATACAAGGGATTGAGAAGAGCGAGTTGCGGACGATGTTTCGCCTATACTACATTGACGACCTGACCTGGGCGCATGTG